AGCCACGGCTTCGGCCGAGGAAGATTGGGGGTTAACGTTGTTAACCGATAGATTGTACGGCGAGGCATTGCCGGTACCGGCCACCATCCGGGCCCCCGTGGTGCCGCCCTGCTGGTGCATCAGTGCCAGCTCGGCCAGCGTTGGTTGCCTGCCGTTGATCCTCTGGAATGTGGCGGCGTTGTCTGCCGTGAACCGCTGCACCGCTTGCAACGAGGCTTCCGGGTCCTCAGGGTTGGTTAGGCCGTACTGCTTCGCCGTGCTGGGGATAAACTGGAACGGCCCCCGCGCGCCGGTTGGTGATGTGTCGCGCGGACCATTCGGGGCCTCGCCTCCCACCAGGGAGCCGTAATAGGACCGCATGTCAGGATCGGCTACGTTGCGCTCGATTACGTCCTTCATGTAGGCGGGAGTTGCCCGCTTGAACCCATCGGCCGGTTGCGCGAGAGCCGCGACCATTTGGGGCGACGGCCCCGCAGGCTGTGCAGCGTCGGCCACAGGCACGGGCGCGGGTGCCCCACCGCCGAGCCCCGGAAGGGATTGCAGCGCGGCACTATAAGCGCCGTCTTTCTTGCCCTGTTCCTCGCCTAGCTGGTTAGCCATCTGCGCCGCTACAATTGCCTGCGTCATGCGGGCGAGGCCCTGCGTCCAATGCCCTACGGGCGCGGTGCTGGTGCCTTCTTCCGAGAGAGCCAGCGCAAGCCGCTTGCGGTAGGCGTTGGTGTCGGACGAGTCGAAGGGAAGTGAAGCTGTCACTGATTATGGCCCTTACTTAAAAATCTTGCCGAACAAGCTGCTACCAAAGCCGCCCGCGCCGCCCGCCATGCCGCCCGTAACGAGCGAGCCGCCCAAACCGGCTAATCCGCCCATCATGGCGTTAGTGGCTGACTGCTGCGTGGCGTAGTTCTGGTTATTGAGCGCTGCCGAATTGTAGATCGCGCCCATGGTGTCGGTACCGGCAATGTTGCCGGGGCGATACGTCGCTGCCTGCGGCGCGTTGACTTGGCTCCCGCTCATCAGCGCCGAGATTTCGTTAATCGGAGCCTGCCTAATCGCCAACATCTGCTGTAATTGTTGCGCGGAGGCCGAGTTATTTAGGGCGGCGTTCTCCATGTTGTTCGAGAAGTGCTGCTGCTGCGCCGCGTTGCCGAATGCCGCTTGCTGCGCGTTCTGGCTGTTCTGCTGACCCTGTGCAGCATTGGCGAACTGCCCCATGCTTAGCGTTGCGGCGTTGTTTAGCCCGATGCCCTGCTGCGCAAACTGGCCCCGGCCTAGCTGCTGGCTGTAATCCTGTGTCTGCGCTTCATTATTGAGCGCGGTTCGCGCGGCATTCTGCCCGAACTCTTGCGCCTGCGCCGAGTTGGCAAAATTGCCTTGCTGCAGATCGAGGCCGAATAGCCGTGACTGCTCCTGACCGCCTTGAATGATAGCCGACATGCGGGCATCGTTCGAGGTCCGGCCCGATTGATCCATTGCGCGGTTATAGGCTTCGCTGCCCGGGGTTAGACCTTGGTTGCGAAGTCGGCTATCCAGCGCCGAGCGGTCCCGCTCGAGCTGCGGCTCAAGACGCGAGAAAAGCGCATCCTCTACCCGCTGCCGGTCTGCGCTGAAATCGTCCGCCCCTACGCCGCCCTGAATCTGGGTTTTGGTGGGATCAATGCTGTAGTCGAGCTGCCCAGCGGTCTTGCCAAATGTCGTCGGTGCATGGGTGTTGAGATTTACCGATCTCTGAATCGGCCCGCCCGAGTCGTATGAATACGTGAGCGTCGGGACGTCGACACCGCTACGTACGCTTGATATGTTGCGAGTATCAAGAGGCGAGCCGAGGATACCGCCGATTTTGCTAATCTGGTTCCCGGCAATCTGCCCCAACGACGCCTGATTTTGGGTCTGCTGGTTATAGATAGCCTGCTGCTCAGGAGAGAGCGTCGTTGTCTGGTTGTATTGCGGGATGGTATAGGACCTGCCGTCCTCCCCCGTAACCGTTTGGTTGTTCCCGCTTTGCGTGAACACGGTGCTGCCGGTTGGTCCGTAAACGTTGGCATTGTTCAAATGCGTGTTAGCAAGCGCCGTGGTGACGTTTGAGCCGGTCTGCGCGCCCGCCGCTGTATACGGGTTCGGGGCGGGAGGTGGGCTCGGACTTAGGAATGACATTTATTGTTTCCACCATTTGCAGTCGTTTCGCAGTAGGCCGTAAACCAGCGCGTCCTCTGTGCCGTCTTGGCCGCGCCGCTTGACGCCTTCTAATTTCCAGTTAGTTCGCTCTAGGAGCCTTTGGGCTCGCACATTGCTTGCGCCGGTCTGCGCCGTCACCCGCTCGCAGCCAAGCTGTCCGAACGGGTATGCAAACAAGCCCCGCAGTACATCAGGCGTTGCCCATGCCTGCCGGTCAAAGCCGATAGCGATTTCAATGTCGTGGCCGCGATAGTTGAAGAACACCACGCCGCCGATTAGGCGCTCGCCGCGCACCACGCCAAGCGCCCGGTGACACTCGCCGGGGCCTTCGTAGGGCACCCCGTGAACGATTGACCGGACTTTCTTTGCAACCATCTCGTCAGCGTCCAGAAGGAGCGAGCCGACGAGCAGCATCAATATAATCCGCCGACTTGATAAAGCACGACGGTTTCGTGCCAGATCAAGGCCGTTCGCGATGCCAGATTGATGCGAGGCGCGCCCACCTGACCGTAACCCCCAACGCTCTGCGGATTGGCAACCGAGACAACCGGAGCGCCCCACGTGCTGGACCAAGGGCTTTCCCAAGGCGTGCCACTGGACGGTATGAGCGCCTGCGTCAATGTCGAGGGTGACAGATCGTAATCCGTCTTCATTTCAATCGGTGTGTCGGTGCCCTGCAACGCCGTGAACAGCGGCTTAACCTGTAGGAATTGCTTTTTCGCGGGCGTGCCGTAGTCGCTGAAAGCCATCAGGCAATCGACTTCGATCGGCTCGCCGTCGTCGGTGTAGTCATCGGTTAACGCCATCACCCGCCCGTCAACCGTGGCAAAATAGGCGTTCTCTCCCGACATGGCCCAGCATGTCGCGTCCCATGATTTGAACTTAGTCCAAGCCCCTGTGCTAACGTTCATAGTAAACTGTTCAAACGTGGTGCCATTCGACAGCGGGACATTGACGAGCATCAAGCGCCGTCGCGGATATTCGATGATCTGCCAGCCCTGCACCGAACCGGCTGAGAGATAGGCTTTATTGAAAGCGCCTTCGATCTTGTTAGTAATAGCTACCTTGGCCTCTTGCGAGATTGGCGCAGGCAAGATCGTCGATAGCGGCACAACGCCTTGGCTGGTAATAATGGCTAGGTCAGCACCCGCCTTGACGACGCAGCGCTTGCCAACTGGAGGGGCGATCTTGAATAGGCCAACCTTGCTCCATGTCTCAGCGGCCGACGGGTCGGTGCCAGAGAACAGGACGATTTCGCCTTGATCGGTTAGGAACACCATCACATCGTCAGAACCGGCCCCGCCGTCGCGCGTCCAACTCGCCAGCGCCACCAGCGATCCGCCGTGGTTGACAATGCCCGCGATTGAGAACTCGGTCGCCGGTCCCGCGATAGCGTCCGGGTCAAGATACCAACCGCTCAAGGACTGCTTTTCGATGAACCACAGCCGCTCCGCGTGCGGTACCACATAATTCAAATCATCGGACGTAATGTTAGAAATCGACGGCTCTGCCCATGAGGTGCCGTCATAGCTCTGCACCGGGTCAACGCCGTTGCAGCAAATCAGATAATTGCCGCCGTCATTGCCGAAGTTTGTATGTGAAAATAGGTCGCTGCCGAGGCCGTCAACCTCTGATATGCCAGGGTCAACAGCGGCTTCCGAGGTCACGTTATAGATGTGCGCGCCTGACGCGGCAAATAGCTTGTTGGCACCACTCGGCGCACTATACGGCATCAGCGTATTAATGCGCGCCGCGATACCGGCGGCGTGTTCCTGACAACCAAAACGCATTTCTGCGCCTTGGTCACCGGGAATCAAGTTGACAAGAACGACCGCCTCATTAGCCGCCATATTAGCCAACGAATCGCGCGCATTCCATCCGCCTACGGGGGCGGACAGATTGACGGCCTTCGATCTGGGACGGCTTGCCATCGGAGGTTAGGTCAGAGCCGAGGCAACAACGAACTCTTCCTTCACGACAACGCTTGAACCGTCCTTAAAGACGATCTTGGAGTCGGTGGAGGGGACCGACGGAGGCACGATAGAACCGGGCACGAACGGCACGCCGGGAATCTGCACCGGCTCGACGTACTTTACGGAATCCGGGCGGATCGCGATAACAACGTTGTCAGCAACGCGGGTAAAGTTAGCCATATTTTCTTTTCTCTCCTTGCATATGCATCTGGCGGTCAGATGCAATTCCTTATCTGTAAGTGACGACGCCCCAACGGCTGGTCCCTGCGGACGCGCTCGCGGTGACCGCGACGGTTTGGGCGGAAACGCTGGTCATGTGACCCACTGAAAGCTCGACGTTGCTGCTGGCAGTTTCCGCGTCCTCCGTAATGCCCGCACTCCACGTCATAGAGTTTCCGGTACCCGTGTTAGTGTAGTAACCAATGCCGACACCCCCGGCTGCAATGTCTACGTTTAGGGTCGCGCCTGATGTGACCGTGCTGTCAATGTCTGTTGCCGTCACGCTGTTCAACCCCTCAATCGCAAAGGCCTGGACAACATGAGAACCTGATATGAGGCCGCCTGATGCGGTAACGCTGATGGTTGCCGTCGTCCCCGACGTAACCGGGGCGCTGGTGATTCCCACAATTGAAAAGACACTGCTTGTTAAACTATTAACGGCCAAGGTTGTGGCTTGGCCCGCAACCGTAACTGACGTGACGGTTAGCCCGCCCCCCGCGCCCATCGCGATAGCGAACGCCACGTAACGCGTCGATGATGCCGTGCCGATGGGAACGCTCGCGAAGTCAACGGGCGATGAGGTGTCGCTAACCGTTATTGCCCCGGCATACGTGATAGTGGCCGGACCACCACCTAAGCCGCCCGCGATGCAGAACCCCGGCAGCATCAAACAACCGCCTTGAGAATGCCGGTAATGATGATGGAGGTTGAGGACTGTATCCAGTAGAAAATCACATCCTTGGAGCTGGCCGCCGTTGACAGCACCGGGAAAGAACCGCCTGCGGCCTCCCAATTGGTGCCATAGGCGAGCGTCCGCGTCCCGGTGCCGTCCTGGGTGACAACGATTGCGCCGGTTCTGCCTACGATGGTGTTCGTGGGATTGGAAAGCGTGCGATTGCCGCCGAGCGTCACTGACGCATTAAAGCCAGATGCCATGTCCCACGCGATGTTAGCTCCGTCAGTCAGGCCGAACAGTGCGCCCGCCGCGTTGACCTTATCAGTGGACAGCGCCCTAGCTGACGTATTGGCGAGGTATTCGGCTGTAGTCGTCTCAGCAAGCACCGAGGCCGTGCCGAGGCCAAGGCCGGTTGATCGCATGTTAGCTTGCGAGGTCTGCGCCACCAGCGTGCGGGCGACAGACGAGAAATCGGCAACAGATGCCGTGCCAGAGCCCGTGAAATACGGCACCTTATCGGCTGCGCTGGTTAGGCCAGCCAGAGCATTCAATTCGGCGTCAGAAATGGCGACGGTGAGCGTTGAGCCCGCGCCAGCATCCGTGAAACTTATGTTCGTTCCCGCTGTCAGCACGCGCTCGACAGACAGCGTGGCATTTGTTCCGAGCGTGAGGTAGGTCGCATCCGCAGGAGCGCCGCCGCCAACGCCACCCGTTTCCCATTTGATGCCGGCGGCAGATGCCGCATCAGCGGTTAGAATTTTGCCGTCCGTGCCAACGCCCAGCGCAACCCAATTCGACCCGTTTGCTACTGCAATATTGCCTTTGGTGACAGTAAGGCCCGCAAGGTCTGCCAACTGCGCGTCATACGCCTGCACATCGGTTCCGATAGCCAAGCCAAGCGCCGTCCGGGCCAACGCCGCCGTCGCGGACCCGGTGCCGCCATGAGCAACCGCTAGCGCCCCCCCGTTCACTAGGTCATCTTCAATCGCCTCAATAGCGGCCTGACTCGCGGCCGCCGCTGTCGCACTGCCCGCCGCCGCATTTACGGATGACGTGATCGAATCCGTATCCAGCAACGTTTCGAGGGTTTCGAATGCTTCATTGATCTTGGTCCCGGCGCTCTTCAGCGTGTCTCCGGTCCCGTCATTGCTGACGGTGCCTGTATTGATGCGCGGAAGGTCAACCATTAGTTATTCCTCATCGAAGGTCGGCTCGTCCGTAGTGTCGAACGAACGGCCACCAGGACCGCCCAGAACGCCGTTAAAGGCATCATTCCCAGGGGTTCGGATTCGGCCCACAGTAATGACCCTTGGTCCCCGGTTGCGGCCGATCTCTTCGGAGAGCGCCAACTCGTAAAGCTGCGCCGGGTTGCTGTAATCAAGGCTTTTGCTCGCCAGCCAGCGCCACGTTAGGCCCATCGCGAGCACTTTTTCCGAAAGCCGATAGGTGTCCGTGTCTGCCGTAAAGGTCTCTTTGTACGTGGTGCCGTCAGTCGCAACGACAGAGTACTTTGAGATGTAGTAAAACCGGGCCGTCTCACCGTCTGGTATCGCAGGCCAGATGTTCATCTGGTCGCCTTGGATGATCCAATGCCCCGGAGCGCCGCTGATAGAAGTATCGGTCAGATAGAGCCAATGGTCATAATCGCGCGCCTGTACGTAGAACTGGCCCTGGAAGGCGCTGGCGTGGACTTTGGCCGTCTTTAGGGTCCGGTCAAAGTCGGCTGGCATATCAAATGCCGTGGTAGCGCCGTCGCCTGTCAGGGTCGCCGTCTGGGTCAGCTGCTGCCAGTCATAGGCTTTTGCGATAGCCGCAGCCGAACGCCGGACGTGCAGTTGCAGTTCTCGCGAAAACTGGCTGGTAGATGAGAAAACCGAGCTGGGGAATTGCTGCCCCAACTCAATTGCCGCATCCTGACAGGCGCTTAATACGGTCATGCCGCCTCGTTCTGCTTCTTCAGTGCCGCGTTAGCCTCGTCGGCCATGCGCACCAGAGAGGCATGATTGGGATTGCCGCGCGGAGCTGCCCCGGTGGCATCCTTGATGAAACTCTTAATGTCGTCATCTTCCCAAGCAAGGAACGGGGAAGGCGTTTCGTCGGTATTCTCAGGTGCCTGTGCCTTCAGCTTCTCAAGTTCCGCCTTGAGCCGCGCCATTTCTTCGGCCATGACGTTGACCCCCGCGCCCTTTTCGGAGTTGGCAATATACGCCTTGGCCTTTTCCGATAGCTCGCGTCCGCCCATGCCGAGGTTTTTCAACGGCTGACCGTCGATAGCAGCGAGCATCTCTGCGGTATAAATGCCAAGCGCTCGAAGCTCTCCCCGTTTGGACTGCGAGAGAAACGGCAACTCATCCAGCGACGTTCCTTTAACGGTTTGCGTCTGGCTGGCCTTGAATTGCTTGTACTGTTCCGAAAATCGTTCCGCGTAAGTGACGGCAATACGGCCCCGGTGCGGGTCGTCAACCCACTTATAAACGTCGGTAGCGGGGAACACGCGGATAGTATTGCGATCGCCCGGCGCTTTGATTTGAACGTGTTCGACATCCATGTCGATCGGCCGCCCTTTTGCTTTGGTCTCAAGTACATCGGGCACAGGATGATTGAAAAAATACACGTTAAGCAACTCGTCGCCTTTGAACATCGCGGCCATTTGGTTTCCTGTCTGAGAGGGTGAAAAGAAAACGGGGGCCGAAGCCCCCGCTGTAGTTATTATGGTTTAGGCTGCGACCGCATCATCCATGAACGGACGATCAATCTCGAACTCAGCCAAGCCAGTCGTGGGCGTATCAACAGCGGACGCGCCCTTGCAGTTCTTAACGCGGTCACCAGCGACCACGGCATCGTCAACGCTGCCCGCCGTAGCGGTAGCGTAAACGTTTGCGTTGTCGAGGAAGCCGGTCAGCGCCTTGCCGACAGCCTTACCTGCGATCTGGTACCAACCATACTCGCCGGTAACGCATGCGGACATCGCAACGGCGACCGGGCCGATGGCGTTAGCTGCCAGCAGCGTCGTGGTACCGTCGTCGGTGTTGTAAGTAACCCAAGTGCCAACGGCAGTCGTATCGAGGCCCTTGAGGTACTTGAACACGCCAGTGCCGTAAGCCGTGGTGGCCACGTCAACCGCCTGCACTTCAAAGCCAAGCGGAATCGCCGCTTGGTAACCGGCAGCAGCGTGAGTAGTAATCGCAGGCAAACCGACTGCGGTATTAGCGATAACAAAAGATGACATGTGCTGTGCTCCTTACGAACTGGTGTTGCTGTCGCGGAAACGCCAGTTGAACAGGGGATTGACCATGGTCAGATTCCCCATCCAGCCAATATACTGAACGATGGCGTCCTGATTAATTGGCTTCATGCCTTCACCTGCGAACAACTTGTCGAAGT